TGGTAGTAAAGGCGCACCTACAGCGCAAGCATTTATTCAATCTGCAAAGACTGCTAAGAAATGAGTTACACCACTGGCGCAACTGCATTTAACATGGACTTCACGGAGATAGCCGAGGAGTCATGGGAACGTGCGGGTCGAGAAATGCGTACAGGCTACGATCTAAGGACAGCCCGTAGGTCAATGAACATAATGACCATTGAGTGGGCTAACCGTGGTTTGAATATGTGGACAATTGAGCAGGGCGTAATTGACCTAACGCCCGGATTGAATACTTATTCTTTGCCATTGGATACTATTGATCTGCTAGATCATGTGATCCGCACGGGCGCTAACTCTGCAAGCACCCAAGCTGACCTCACAATCAGCCGTATTAGTGTTTCTACCTACGCCACTATTCCTAATAAATTAGCTGAAGCTAGGCCAATCCAAATATGGATTCAGCGTTTGTCTGGAGAAACTAGCCCGACTACTTTAGCTACCAATGGAAACGTTACCATTAGTGCCACAACAATTACGCTAACTTCCACTGCTGGATTGGCTGGATCTGGGTTCATTAAATTAGACTCTGAGATCATGTATTACAACTATTTAGACGGGAATACTATTGGTAACGTATTCCGTGGGCAGTCTGGTACAACGGCGGCTACTCACACAACGGCAACGGCTGTGTATGTCCCCCAGCTACCTGCGGTAACAGTATGGCCGACTCCAGATAACTCTACTACCTACCAGCTTGTGTATTACAGAATGCGTAGGATTCAAGATGCCGGCTCTGGTATCCAAATATCTGATATGAATTTCCGTTTCTTGCCTTGTGTTGTCTCAGGATTGGCTTACTACATAGCCATGAAAGTTCCTGAGTTACAGGGTCGTTTGGATATGCTGAAACAGGCATACGATGAACAGTTCAATTTGGCGGCTGGTGAAGACCATGAAAAAGCCCCGTTGCGTTTTGTTCCTAGACAGCAGTTCATTGGCGGGAGTACCCCCTAATGGGTAATACATTCGCCTCTGGCAAATTTGCCATTGCTGAATGCGATAGATGCGGTCAGCAATACAAACTCAAGAATTTAAAAACAGAGGTTATTAAGACCAAACGATATGAATTGAGGGTGTGTCCTGAGTGTTGGGATCCAGATCAGCCGCAGTTGCTATTGGGTATGTATCCAGTAGAAGATCCACAGGCTTTGAGGAATCCAAGGAAAGATACCACTTATGTAACGGCTGGTGTGAATGGGTTGCAGATTGATCCAAACAATACCTTTGGTGGCTACCCTACGGGGGGTTCTAGAGATATCCAGTGGGGCTGGTATCCAGTAGGTGGATCAAGTAACTTTGATGTAGATTTAACGCCAAATAACTTGGTTGGAACGACAAGTGTTGGTACAGTAACGGTAAGCGTAACTTAGGAGCGAAAGATGGACAAAGCAGACTTAAAACAGGATAAGAAAATGATTGCTGGTGCTGTGCATAAGCATGAAAAGAAGATGCATCCCGGCAAGCCAATGACTAAATTTGCTAAAGGTGGAAAGACCAATATGCAAATGCGTACATTAGGCCGTGGTATGGCTAAAGTTGCCAACCAGATGAAGTCTTCAAGGAGCAAATAATGGCTACATTTAGCAAAAAAATGATGGGCAAAGAAGTTGGTGATGCCAGCGTCTATGCTGTTCCACACACTATGGATGGTAAAGCGTTCAAGATATCTGAAAACCCCGGCAAAACTGCTAACCACAGTAAGCTAGACGAATATAATATGAGCGTTGGCGCAGTTAGTAAATCTGCTGGTGATAAGCAACCTAAAACATCTGGTATCAAGATTCGTGGCACTGGTGCCGCTACCAAAGGTGTGATGGCACGGGGGCCAATGGGCTGAGATTTGTATGACATATAGTGAATTAGTCATTGCTGTTTCGGACTACTGTGAGAATACGTTTCCCACAGTAGATATGAACATTATGATTAAACAGGCGGAGCAACGCATCTATAACACGGTGCAGATCTCTAACCTGAGAAAAAATGTTACTGGAGCTTTAACTTCTGGTAACAAGTATTTGTCTGCGCCTGATGATTTCCTGTCTACATACTCTTTGGCTGTATATCCAAGTGCTGGTGGTGACTATCTTTATTTGTTAAACAAAGACGTTAACTTTATTAGAGATGCATATCCAAATCCAACGGATACGGGAAAGCCTAAACACTATGCTATCTTTGGCCCACAGTCTTCTAATGTAAAAGAATTGACGTTTATTCTTGGCCCAACACCAGATGCGGCTTATATAGCAGAGTTGCATTACTACTATTACCCTGAGTCAATTACTACCGTTTCTGGCGGTCAGACTTGGCTAGGTGATAACTTTGATTCCGCTCTTCTTAATGGAACAATGGTTGAGGCCATTCGTTACATGAAGGGTGAGCCAGATTTGGTTAAGTTCTACAACGAAATGTACTTACAGTCTATTGCTTTGCTCAAGAACTTGGGTGATGGCAAACAGCGTATGGATGCTTATCGTGATGGTCAAGTTAGGACACAAGTTCAATGAGCATAGTCCAAACACAGACTACTAGCTTTAAGAAAGAGCTGTATCAAGGTATACATGATCTATCTACGGATGTTATTAAAATAGCTTTGTATACGGCTAATGCTGATTTAAATGAAAACACAACTGTGTATTCTGCAACCAATGAAGTAGCCGCTACTGGAACTTATGTGGCTGGAGGAGCGCAACTTACTCCTATTACGGTAAGCTCTTCTGGCTATACGGCCTATGTGGGGTTTCCAAACATATCTTGGACTGGAGTAATTACAGCAAGATGCGCGTTAATTTATAACGTAACACAGGGAAACAAGTCTGTTTGTGTTTTAGATTTTGGTGCTGACAAAACTTCCACTACTACATTTACAATCACAATGCCGTCCAACACTTCAACAAGTGCTTTGATTCGATCATCCAACTAGGAAACAAATACATGACTTTTTTCTCTTCTGTTCTTTCTGACCCACCAGAAGTAAAAATCACTAGCGACCGCCCGTTAGAAAAAGATTTATACAAGATGATGTGGAGTCGCCCAGAATACAGAGTTGTAGCCCCCGGAGAGCAGATTGCTCAAGAGTTTTTAGCACAAGCCAAGCCCCCAAAAGGCGCGTCAGTTATTGACCTTGGTTGCGGCACAGGACGCGGGGCTTTGAATTTAGCGTTCTTTGGTGGCATGAATGTCACTATGGTTGACTTTGCTGACAACTGCTTAGATGAAGATATTGTTCCAATGCTTGAGACACAAAGCCACGCTATGCGTTTTGTGGAAGCAGATCTAAGCCAGCCGTTACCAGTATCCGCCGCATATGGATTCTGTACGGATGTTATGGAGCATATCCGCCCACATCATGTAGACCGTGTGCTAGATAACTGCTTGGCCGCCTGTCAGCACGTATTCTTTCAAATTGCTACAGAAGACGATGTAATGGGTAAGCTGGTTGGACACAAGTTGCACTTGACTGTGCAACCCTATTCATGGTGGTTGCAGAAGTTTAATGACCGCAAGTGCATCATTCATTGGTCGGAAGAGCGTGATGGCTACTGCCTGTTCTATGTGACCGCATGGGCTTCTGGTGCAGATGTTGTAGATATTGGCGTTATTAACTTAGACGAAGAAAAAGTTAAAGCGAATGTCAAGCACAACATTTCCTTGGGCTTTCAGCAAGTACAACCCTACCCAACAAATGATGTTGAAGTGATGATTGTGGGCGGGGGGCCTTCTCTTGCTGAGAACATGGACAAGATTAAAGAACTCCGTGCAAACGGCGTTAAGTTGGTTGCAATCAACAATGCTTACCAATATTGCTTGGATAACGGCGTTACACCCTCTGCTTTTGTAATGGTGGACGGCAGGGACTTCAACAAGCGGTTTGTTGAGAATGTTGTTGATGACTGCAAGTATTTCATTGCATCCCAATGTGACCCATCTGTATTTGAGAAGTTACCAAAAGAACGTACTTACATTTGGCACACAAGTGCTGAGATGGTTAACAACATTCTTGCGGAACAATACGACAAGTGGTATCCCATCCCGGGCGGCTCTACGGTATTGCTTAGAGCGATTCCTTTGTTTAGAATGCTAGGGTTCAAGCGATTTCACCTATTTGGATGCGATTCATGTTTAGAAGATGGCAAACACCATGCTTACGAACAGACGGAAAATGATGGACAATTAGTAGCCCCAGTAAATGTTGGGGGAAAGATTTTCTACTGCAACCCTTGGATGATTTCGCAAGCACAAGAATTTATCGACCTAATCCGAATGTTAGGCGATGAAATTGAGTTGGAAGTGTATGGTGGGCTTCTCCGCCATATTTTAGAAACTGGCGCATCATACGCTGACATTAAGGAGATTTAACATGGCCGCAAGTGCATGGCAACTTTATAACTACGCCAAGAGATACATTGGCAACGGGACAATTACGCTCGGTGCGGGTGTAGTGAAGATGGTATTAGCTCGTACATCGAGCAATGCCTCAACATTTACGATCAGCACATACGCGCAAATTACGGCGGAAATTTCTGCTACTGGTGGTTATGTTGCTGGGGGGCGTAACCTTGTCCCTGCAACGGCACAATGGACTGTTGGCGCATCTGCAAAACAGATGAAGTTCACAATGTCTACTATTGGCTTGACCTTCACGGCATCTGGCGCTTCTCTAACTAACATACGTTATGCGATTCTCCGTAACTCTACGGGCGCTGGCGCTGGTAAGTTACTGTGCTGGTGTGCGTTATCTACCGTCCAGTTCACAGTTACTTCGCCAAACACGTTAACTATCCTCCCAGCCGCTACTGGCATATTTACCTTAACCTAATAAGGTAATGCTCGTAAACTTGGGGGAACGGCTTTTGTCCTTCCCCCTGTTGGGCATTGAGAGGTAACTATGTTTTCACAAGCACCGTTCTCAAGCGCACCGTTTTCGGGGCTGGGTGCTGATTCGGTTGCAAATACCAACATAACACCTTTAGTAGGCTCATTAACGCTTACTGGTGTTGCGCCTTCGCTAATTAGGCAGACGATTATTACGCCCGCTGTAGGTGCGTTAACTATTACAGGCGTTGCACCCTCGTTAATCAGAGAGACAATACTTACCCCTTCTGTGGGGGCATTAACACTTGCTGGTGTAGCGCCTTCACTTATACGTCAGACGATCATTACGCCATCCGTTGGGGCGTTAACACTTGCGGGTGTAGCACCCTCTTTACTAAACCAGACAATCATCACGCCAAGCGTAGGGGCGTCAACTATCACAGGCGTTGCTCCCTCTCTACTAACACAAACAATCATTACTCCTAATGTAGGAGCATTGACACTTACAGGTGTAGCGCCTTCGTTAATAAGACAAACAATAATCACACCAAGCGTAGGTGCGTTAACGTTTGCAGGTGTAGCGCCCTCGCTACTAAACCAGACAATTATTACCCCAAGCGTAGGTGCGATAACTGTTACTGGAATAGCGCCTTCCTTACTAACACAAACAATAATTACGCCCACTGTCGGGGCATTGACTGTTACTGGTGTAGCCCCATCGTTACTAAGGCAGACCATCATTACGCCGAGTGTTGGCGCACTAACTTTTACGGGTGTTGCTCCGTCGTTACTAACACAAACTATTATTACGCCAAGCGTAGGCGCATTAGCGCTTACTGGCGTAGCACCAACTGTTCTTAGTGGGTCAATAATCACCCCAAGCGTAGGCTCACTGACCGTTGCTGGTGTTGCACCTACGGTTGCTAGAGGGACAGTAATTACCCCTAGCGTTGGCTCTTTAACGCTTACGGGTGTAGCGCCAAATGCTGTTACTGGGACAGTCCTTACGCCTAGCGGCGGCGCAGAAATAATAGGTTCTGCACCTGTCGTTGTTGTTACTGGCAACGTGATTACCCCAAGCGTTAGTTCTTTGGCTGTTACAGGTATTGCCCCTTCGCTAATCAGGCAAACAATCATTACTCCAAGCGTTGGTTCAGCAACTCTTACAGGTATAGCACCTTCTCTTTTAAGCCAAACGATCATCACGCCTAGCGTAGGTTCATTAACGCTTACAGGGGTTGCTCCTTCACTGCTCAGACAGACGATCATTACGCCGTCCGTTGGGGCGCTGACCGCTACAGGTGTTGCTCCTTCGTTACTAAGCCAAACAATCATTACGCCTAGTGTTGGTTCGCTGACTTTTGCGGGCATAGCGCCTTCTGTTGCTAGTGCCAAAGTCATTACGCCAACTGTTGGATCGTTAGCGGCTACGGGGGTAGCGCCTTCTTTATTAAGAGAAACAATCATTACGCCGACTGTTGGGTCAGCGACTATTACTGGTGTAGCGTCTTCTTTACTAAGACAAACAATCATCACGCCGAGCGTGGGGGCGCTGGTTGTTACAGGCGTAGCACCTTCTCTTATCAGCGCTCGGATTATCACACCTGCGGTACAAAATGTAGTTATTGCTGGGGCGGCTCCGTTGGCTGTTACCGGAACAGTCCTTACACCTAGCGGTGGCGCAGAATTAGTCGGTTCTGTACCTGTTGTTGTTGTTACGGGTAAGGTAATGACTCCTGCTACGGCAACATTGACTTTAGTTGGCAATGCTCCATCAACGATTCAAAGCAGGATAATTACACCAAGTGTTGGTAATTTAACTCTAGCATACAGCGCACCGACTGTTAACCAAGATTTATCAATTGCACCAGCCGCCGGTGCTGTTTCTATAGCGGGCGTACAGCCAGATGTAATAACTGCGAAATCCATCACTACCGTAGTGGGGGCTATAAATACAGCAGGTTATGCTCCAACTGTTTCTCAAACTAGGGCAATACAACCTGCCGGAGTTGCGCTATCTTTGGTTGGGTCAATCCCCGGCGTGGTTAGAAGCACGGCTCTTACGCCACCATCCGGGGTTTTAACTTTGGTTGGATACCCGCCAAACGAAGACAATCCAAATTGGCAAATCATCAACGATACTCAAAGTTCCACATGGGTTTTAATAAATGACAATCAATCTACAACGTGGAATAATGTGAATAATTCTCAAGGTACAACTTGGACGTTGGTGGCTTAAAGGATAAACATGGCACTTGTATTAGCAGACCGCGTTAAAGAAACTACTACCGTAACAGGTACGGGTGCGGCGACTTTGCTTGGCGCGGCTACAGGTTTTCAATCGTTTGCGGTAGTTGGCAACACTAACACTACGTATTACACGATTGCGGGTCAGACTGGTTCTGAGTGGGAAGTGGGCATTGGTACGTATTCAACGACTGGCCCCACCTTAACTCGTACCACAGTGCTTGCTTCCTCTAATAGCGGCTCTGCTGTCAATTTCAGCGCAGGAACAAAAGATGTATTTGTAACGTATCCAGCCGGTAGATCGATATCTGGCGGAGAAGGTTACACAGAGAACGACACTACGATTGACGTAAGCTCAACCATCAACACCGGTAGAAATGCTGTCAGCGCAGGCCCAATTACGTTAGCTTCAGGTATCACGGTGACGGTTCCGTCTGGCTCTCGCTGGGTTGTGCTTTAGCATAAATGGCTATAAAATGAAAAAATATAGGAGCAAAACGTGACCACAGCATATACCTCACTATTGGGACTTGCGCTACCCGTAACAGGTGAGCTGTCGGGTACATGGGGAACCACGGTAAATGATGGTATTACAAACCTCTTGGATTCGGCGGTAGCAGGTACTACAGCCATTACTTCTGATGCAGATGTAACCCTAACCACCACAACTGGTGCGGCCAATACCTCTAGGCAAGTCATTCTTCTATGGACAGCAAGCGGGACAGTGACAAGGACTATCACAGCGCCAGCACAGTCTAAGACTTACATTGTTATTAACAAGACAGGAAGTACCCAGTCTATTAAGTTAGTAGGCGCAGGGCCAACAACGGGCGTGACCATTGTTGCTAACGAGTCTGCGGTTTGCGCTTGGAATGGGGTTGATTTTGTCAAGGTTTCAACTACAGCTACAGCTTCTTCGTTTAGCGCTGGAACAACTGGATTTACCCCCAGCACAGCAACAACGGGTGCCATCACCCTTGCTGGAACTTTAGGCACGGCCAATGGCGGTACAAACCTTACAACTTTTACCTCTGGTGGTGCGGTGTACGCAACCTCCACTTCTGTGCTAACAACAGGCACTTTGCCAGTTACATCAGGCGGTACAGGGCTTACCACAATTACCGCAGGACGAATTTTGTATGGCGCTGGTACGTCAGCCATTGGAAACTCTGCAAACCTTTTTTGGGACTCTGCAAACAACCGTTTTGGTGTTAACACTGCAACTCCATCGGTGACTACCGAATTGGTAGGTACGGATGCCATGCTTATCCCCAAGGGGACTACAGGAAACCGTCCTACAGGCGTTTCTGGCTATTTGCGATTCAATACCACAACAACCGAGTTTGAAGGCTACAACGGCTCTGCATGGGCATCTGTTGGTGGCGCGGCACTGAGTAACGATACAGCAACTGCAACAAACGTCTACCCACTGTTTGCGGCGGCTACAAGCGGTACAGCATCTACGATTTACACAAGTAACGCCAAACTGCTGTATCAACCCTCTACAGGGGAATTCCAGTCATCGGTGTTAAATGCTGGAAATGGTATCGTGGTCAATAACGCAACTATAAGTGCCAGCTATACAATTGCCAGCGGCAGTAATGCCATGTCTGTTGGCCCCGTCACGGTTGCTTCTGGTCAATCAGTAACAGTATCTAGCGGTCAACGCTGGGTTGTTTTGTAAGGAATAAAGATGTCATCAATAGTAGTATCAGGCGATACATCAGGGACGGTAACTCTATCTGCGCCAGCGGTAGCGGGAACAACTACACTTACTTTACCTTCTACTAGCGGTACGGTATTGACTACGGCTTCTACTGCTGTAGTTACACAGGCAATGTTAAGTACAAACGTAGCGGGCAACGGCCCAGCGTTTGGTGCATATCAAAGTTCTGCTCAAGCAATGGTTGCCAACACAGCGTCAAAAATTTTATTTCAAACAGAAGAATTTGATACTAATAACAATTTTGCATCTTCTACATTTACACCAACTGTCGCTGGATACTATCAACTCAACGCAAGATTTCGTGTAAGTTCTGCCGTTGCAAACATGGCGTTTTATATATATAAAAATGGAAGTCTTTTTAAAGATGGCGTTGGTGTTGATACTAGTGGTGTCGGTATGCAAATAAATTGTTTAGTTTATGCAAATGGAACAACGGACTATTTTGAAATATGGGGTTCGTTTAACAACAGTCAAAACACAACGGCTGGTCAACAAGCAACTTGGTTTAATGGTTTTTTAGCGAGGTCTGCATAATGAATTTATACGAAAAAATTATTGCTATTTATCCTAACCTTACAGACGCAGATTTTTCTTTTTATGGTGGCACTATTTTTCTTCAAGATAATTCTGACGGCAAAGGTGCTTACATAGCCAAGTGGGAACACCCAACCCTTGCTAGACCTACTGACGCACAACTAGCGGAGATTAACTAATGGCTTCAATCATAAGTGCAGGAACTACAAGCGGTACAGCACTCAACCTGAGTGGTGACACCTCTGGTGTGTTGCAACTAGCAACCAATGGAACTACTACGGCAGTAACTATTGGAACAAGCCAACAAGTAACCTGTGTAAACAGTTTGCAAGCAAACGCTGGACTCATTGGTATAACAACAACGGCAAGCGGTTATGGAGTTCGCGCCCAAGCGGATTCAGCAAATACTTATTCGGGCATTCAGTTTACAAACTATGCGGGAACTACTGATTGGTCTTATATACGTTCTTATTCGCAAAACACTTTATCTTTCCTTGCGAGTGCAGGAGGTTCTGGGATAAGCGTTGGTATTGGAACTTCTACACCAAGTAGTTCATATAGCCTAGATACAACAGGAACAATTCGCTCTCAAGCAGATGTATACGCTGGTTTTGTTAACGGGTCATCTGGCGGTGTGTGGTTGGCTAGGAATAACTATACATACCCTGCTGTGCAATCACTTACCTCTTCTGGCGCGGCAAGCGCTCTTTTATTAAATCCAGCAAGTGGCAGTGTTGGTCTTGGCGGAACTTCCATTATTAGAGCAGTAACATTTAATACATCAGAAATTGCAATGGCAACAGCCACTACGGGTTGTTATTTAAATATATGTGATGCTAGTGGAAATAATGGAGGTTCTTATAATTTTTATATTCGTGGACTAGCAAGTGCTGGTGGGGCGCAAGCAAACCTAGCATCATTTAATGCTGTTGCTGGGGCTGTTTATAATGGTTCAAATACAACCACATGGAACACAACCTCTGACCAACGCATTAAGAAAAACATTGTTGACAACAACGAAGGTCTTGAAAAAATTATTGGAATTCGTGTCCGCAATTTTGAATATCGAACTGCAGATGAAATTACTGATTTTCCTGACGAAGAAAATATTGCAATTCAACGCAAGGGCGTTCAACTTGGTGTGGTTGCTCAAGAATTGCAGTCGGTTTTACCTGATTGTGTTTATGAACAAAAAAACGGAATGCTGTCCTTGTCTACCGATAACATGATGTGGTACATGATTA